TTGTTCGGCTAAGTATCACTATAGAAAGGCACTTAAAAAAGGCTTAGAAGTCGTTAAAACAAGCGACACGATAAGAATTACAACTATAGATTCAGTACCTGTAATAAAACACGACACAATTGTATATGAACACTTCTATACACAAAAAGATACTGTGGTCTTTTATAAGAACGTAGAAATACCTAAAACAAGGTTAGAAACACGAATAGAATACAAGCTAAAACGTGACACTATAAGAATGATAACACGCGTAGAAGTTCAAAAAGCTAAAGCTGACGCAAAAACGAATAGAAAACCTAACTACTATTTGTTGCTTATAGGTATATGTATTTTAGGCTTTTTAATGTATGTAGGTGGTAAGTTAGTTAATAAGTATTTATGAAAGTAATAAGACACGGCAGCAACGTCCACGAATTGCAAATAGAAGGCAAAGAAACTAAAATTGCTATGCTTTCAGATTTACACTGGGATAATCCAAAGTGTGACCGTGACTTACTAAAAAAACACCTTGACTACTGCAAAGAAAATGATATACCTGTAATGGTAAACGGTGACTTTTTCTGTTTGATGCAAGGACGTGGCGACAATCGTAGAAACAAGTCAGATATAAGACCAGAACATAACAACGCTAAATATTTAGATTCAATAGTTACTACTGCGGTAGAATGGTTTACACCTTATGCCGATATTCTAACGGTTATTGGTTACGGTAATCACGAAACAGGCATAATCAAATGGCAAGAGACCGACATCCTACAAAGATTTGTAGACTTATTAAACCTTAAATGTAATTCAAACGTGCAGACAGGTGGTTATGGTGGTTGGTTGATTGTTAAAGTAATGGACAATACAAAAATATTTAGTACAAAAATTAAATACTTTCACGGTTCTGGTGGTGGCGGTGTAGTGACAAAAGGTGCTTTGAACTTGACACGAGCTTTAGAGCTTTACGAAGGTTGTGACGTTTACACAATGGGACATATACACGAAAATAGCGCACGTAATGACGTTAGAGACACATTAAGCCACAACGCATACAAAGGCTACTATGTAAGCCACAAGCCTATACACTTAATGATTACAGGCACGTATAAAGAAGAGTACCAAGAAGGTGCAAAAGGTTGGCACGTTGAACGTGGCGCACCAATAAAGCCAACAGGCGGTAGATTCTTAACTATAAAAGTAGAACGCGACAGGTCAAATAAAGACGACGTTGTACGCAAATACATAGATTCACACAGAATATTCTAAAAAAAGTTAATTCATAACTTACTGTAAATAAAGCAGTTACAAAATAATTGTAATTTTTTTTGTTAAAAAGTTGTTTTTTTTGTTGATAATTCAAAAAGAGTTATTATATTTGTATATACAAATTAATTAAATACTTAAAAAAACACACAATGACAACTAAAGAATTAAAAAACGGAAGAGTGACAATGTTTCAGGAAAAGATAATTGATATGCGAGAATCTTTGGAAGTTGCAAGAAAAAACAACAACGAAGTGTTGGAATCTGTATTAATTGCAGAAATCAAATTATGTGAAAGAATGCTTGAAGAAGCTAGAGAAGAATTAAAAGAAGCTAAAGTAAGAGAAAAATTATATTTAGAAAGATTAGATAACTGGGCTGCTAAAAACCAGGATCTCAATTACAAGATCAACAATATGACTATTGATGAAGTAGTTAAAATGCAAAAAGCCAAAGCTGAATACACAGAGAAATATCTCAAGGATAAAGAAATCACCGAGTCATTTGAAAAACAATCTCAAGTTAAATTAGGCGAGTTAGGTGCATAATGGCTAACATGACAAAGTTAGAGATTGGTGAAAAGGTAGAAGTATTAATCACCAAACTAACAGTCATGGAAGAAAAGATTGACCACTTACAAGAAGGTTTAGAAAACGCCAATAACAAAATTGAAGAATTAGACAAATCAATCAATATGGCTAAAGGTGGATTAAAGGTACTAGTAGTGATTGGAACTGTTGTCGCAATCTTAGTCGGTTTCGTCAAACTACTAGGTGTCATCAAGTGAGTTTAAAAGCAATATTCCTTGTAGGATACTTTTGCTATAATTCCGTTTGCATCTCTGTTAATGAAAAAGCAGAATCTTTTGAACATTGTAAAATTCTAGGAAATGACCTAAAGTTATTATTAGATGAATACGATATTCGCAAATATAGATTTGCTTGCGTAAACGCATCTGATGAGCATATATAAAAAGATATTAGTAATATCCGATACTCACTTTCCCTACCACCACCAAGACACTTTCCGTTTTTTAGAAAAATTAAATAAACATTATAAACCAGATTGTGTTGTCCATATCGGTGATGAAATGGATTGGCATTCTATTAATGTTAGTCATGTGATTAATCCAGATTTACCTAGTCCTGCTGATGAATTATTGGCAGGTCAATCTTTATGTCATCAATTAGAAAAGATATTTCCTAGTATGTGGTTATTAGAAAGTAATCATGGGTCAATGGTACTTAGACGTGCTATGGCAAAGGGAATGTCTAAATGGTTTATTAAAGATTATAATGAAATTTTAGATGTTTCTAATAAATGGAAATGGACTGAAAGATTAATCCTAGAGTCTGATAAAGGAAAGATAGTCTTTGCTCATCAGATGACTAAAGATATTTCTAAATCCGTACAACAATCAGCTATGTCTTGTGTACAAGGTCATTATCACACTGTGAGTGAAATTAAATACACAGGAAATGATTTTCATCTGAACTTTGGTATGACTGTAGGTTGTCTAGTAGATAAGAAATCTCTTGCTATGTCATATATGAAGGTCAATCTTGCCAAACCTATTTTATCCTGTGGGGTTATTACCAATGGTATTCCTTATCTAGTTCCTATGGTGTTGAAGAAAAACGGAAGTTGGGATAATAATATTTACCTATGAGGATTGTGAAAGTGGGAAACCAAATACGATTAACAATGACCAATGAAGAACTAGCAGAGGTAACAGAACGCAATAGTATTGATATGCATATTGGACACCTAAACGTCTTACAGCAAGATATCAGCAAAGTTATAACTGAATTATTACCAAAAGTTAAAAAGGTGAGAAAGAAATGAACGTAGATAAATTATGTGCTTCTATCCTTAAACATGAGGGTAGCAACAAAGATAAAAACGGATATCACATTCCTTACAAAGACACAGCAGGGTTATGGACTATTGGGTATGGTCACATGGTCACAAAAGACGAAATGGAAAGTTTTGACCCTAAAAGAAAATACTCTGAAGATGAAGTCATTGAAATATTCAAACGTGATGTCAATGTTGCGATTGATGGTGCAAGAGTATTTATTGATGAAAATTCTATCCCAGAAGAAGCATTCTTAGTTATTGTAGAATTGTCCTTTTGGATTGGGTTGCCACGTTTATTGGGTTTTAAAAAGGCAAGGAAATATTTACAAGAAAAAGACTTTGTTAATTGTGCAGATGAATTATTAGATAGTAAATTAGGTCGTAGTCCTGTTAAAGGTATTGTCAACAGAATTACAGAATTAAGTAATAGAATGAGAGATGTGTAATGTTAGATAAAATATTTAGTGGTGGATTAGTCGGAACTGTTGGAAACATCATAGATGAATTTCATGTGTCTGAAGAAGAAAAAGGAAAAATCAAAATCCGTCTAAAAGAATTAGAGAATGAAATTAATTCAAAACAAATGGACATCAATTTGGCAGATGCAAAATCTACTGCTACTGACATCTCTGGTATCATGCAGAGAAGTTGGCGACCTTTAATTGGTATCTCTTGTGCCTTTGCAATCTTTTGGGAGTATGTGGCTAAACAATTCACAATGTTTTTCTTGGCACTTTTTTCTATTGAAACACAACCCCTACCTAGTTTAGATTTAGACGCCTTAATGCCATTAGTCCTAGCATTGTTAGGAATGGCAGGACTTAGAACATACGAAAAAAAGAAGGGGATAACAAAATGAAAGAATGGTTAATGGATAAAGTAAATTGGGTGTTAGATGAACTAGACCCATATTGGACTTGGAGTAATCTTTGGAAACTAGCAATCATTATTATGGTTGTTTGGTTTGGTCATGGTTTAATGCACTAATGATTACAACATCTAGCAGTATCTCAGAACTTTATACAAAGAAGATTGTAGGAAGTAAAAAAGGCAAGAAAAGAACAGCTATGCCAAAAACAAAAACTGTTAGATTAAAATTAAAAAAGGCAAGGTTACCGAAATAACCCTGCCTTACAAGATTCACTAAATATATACTTTTTGCTTTTATACCATCTTGCCTCCGTTTATTGTTAATTAAGAAAATTATAGTAAAAATGAAATAGAAATGAAGTACAAATTAGGTGATGAACTGACTATCAGATTTTATGACCACATGTCAGAAACACCAATCTGGCACGATAAACAATATATCAGCAAAGTTCCCACCCCTATCGGTTCTGCAAAGGGGTATTTCATAGAAGAAGATGAAATTTCAATAAAAATAGCCAGTATGGTGATGTTTGACACTAAAGGAAAGATTACGGAAATGGGTAGTTGTCACATTATCGTCAAAGGTGCAATCATAGACATCAAAAATAGCTAAAAAATCGGTTTTAACGCATTTTCAGAGGGTATTTAACTTAAATCCGAGTTCGTAATCATTTTGACCTAAATATGTCTAAAAATGCATTTAAATGGAAAAAATATGGGTGTCTGCCTAAACAAACACCCAAAAGTACAGGAGGAATAGTGTAAAAAGAAAAAAGAACTGAATACACTGCCTAAAATGTAGTCTTTTCTATAAAAAAAACAATCCAGAAATAATTATAAAAAAAATATAAAAAAGTATTTGACAATAATGTATAAATAAAATATAAAATAGATATGAACAAAACAGGAGTACAGAAAATGGCGAAAAATCAATATAGAGTAATTTTAAATAACAAAAATCTTACAGGTTTTTTTGCAAGAACATCTTCTGCCAATGATGTTGAGCATAATAATAAACTTAGAAGAAACGCTTCAAGAATAACAGACAGAACCTATAATTTTCTAAATGTTATTATTTATAGTTTTATTGTTATGGATAATACAGAAGAAGATTATGGAAAAGAACGTTTTGTATTTGATATTAGTTTTTCTAAAAAACCTAAAGAATTAAAATTTGATGATTTGATTGAAAGTTCTTTACCACAAAAACCACAAGCAAAACATAAATTTTTCTCATCTTTTGGAAAAGCAACAGCAGTATTTACAAAATCTTTTGCTATAAAAAATGGTGATAATTTTTTTAACATCACAGATAATGATTTAATTGATAATTGGGTTAAAGAAACTTGGTTGCCAGATTATGAAGTTGAATTAAAGGAGTGTGCTTAGGCACACTTCTTGCACCTACTAGATTTCCGATATATAAACAGATGAATGGCAAAACAAGAAACAATCAATCGCCTTATAGACACCCATGAAGAAAGAATTATTGGTGTTCTTAAAAAACTAGAAGATGACATTATTGCTGATTTAACAGATGCCACTAAAGGTGGTGTTAGTTTAAATACACAACTAGCCATACAATTACGACCCAACCTTAAAAGATTAATTGAACAGAATTATCTAAGAGAAGCAGATAGTCTAATCAGCGAATATGATGAGATAGTCAAAGAGTACCAAGATTTAATCAGACCACTGCCTATTCCAGATAAGTTTAAGACACTAACCAAACCAGACTTAAAGGTCATTAACGATTTAAAGTTTTTATCTTTTAGTGGATATGAGAATATCGCCAATCGTTTTCTAGATGATATTGCTAATGAAGTTTATCAATCAGCAGTCATTGGCAAACCCTTTAATGACATGGTCAAGAATATACGAGGCAAAATCAATGGCGTGTATCAGCGTTCTAATGAAGATGCGATTAACCGATTAGTTGGCTACATTGAAAAGAACAAGTATTCAGATGATGCCTCTATTATTGCTAGAGTAAAATCAGCAAGAGAAACATTACATAGCAAATATGCATCTGATGTCTTAGGTGAGAATATGCGTAAATATGCAGGTCAGATTGCACATGACAGTATTATGCAATTTGATGGACAGTTTACGAAGTACAAAGGTGACGAAGCAGGGATTACATCCTACAAATACACAGGAACGAGCATTGTCACTACTAGACCTTTTTGCAGAAGAAACCTAAATCGTGTCTTTACAGAGGAAGAAGCAAGAAGTGTTTGGGCAGGTCAATCTTGGTCTGGTAAGTCTGGAAGTGACCCATTTGTCAATAGAGGTGGATATAGATGCAGACATTCCTTTATTCCCTATGACCCAGAATGGGAAAATTTAATTGAAGATTAGATAATTTTTCGATACATCTCTAAATAACACAAATTAAGGAGTGTACTTATGACTGATGAACAGGGTCAAGTGAATGAAACACTTGAAACAAAAAATGAACAAGAGGAAGTTAAACAAGAAGTAAAACAAGAAAACAAAGGATATTCTCAAGAAGATATTGAGGGTATTGTTCGCACACGACTAGCAAGAGAACGTGCTAAAATCTATAAAGAGTTAGGTACAGAAAATCTTGAAGAAGTAAAAACTGTAATGCAAGAGAAAGAACGTCTTGCCTTAGAGGAAAAGAAGAAACGTGGCGAATTTGAGGATATCTTAAAAGAACAAGCGACTAAGTATCAGCAAGAAATTCAAAAGTTACAAGGTGACTTAAAGAATATCAAAGTGAATGATGCTTTACTAAGTTCTGCATCTAAGAACAAAGCAATCAATCCTCAACAAGTAGTTGAATTGCTAAAAAACAATGTCCAGTTAAATGATGACGGACAGGTAGAAGTTCTTGCAGAAAATGGTTCACCGAGATATAACAAAGATGGAAACTTATATTCTGTTGAGGAATACGTTTCTGAGTTTTTGACACAGAACCCTCATTTCCAATTAGCTACCCCATCTGGTAGTGGAAGCAAGGGTAACGTGGGTAAGGTTGACACTAAACCTTTTAATCTAGTGGACTTGGACTTAAACAATCCAGAGGATAGGAAACGATATGCAGAATATCGTAAATCTAAATCTGGTTTTAATTTAAGACCACAAATAATAACAAACAACTAATATGAAAAGGAGTATGCCACATGGCTAACGAAACAACATCAAGTAGTATTAGTGAACTATATACTGAGATTATACAGGAAGCGATTTTCACTTTCCAAGAAACCTCAGTTATGCGTCCACTAGTGACTACTTACAACATCACAGGACAAGGCAAACAAGTTGCTGTTCCTATTTTCCCAACTGTATCTGCATCAGCAGTAGCAGAAGGTTCAGATTTGGCTAACACAGAAGTTAATCCAACTGAAAAAACAATAACTGCAAGTGAAGTAGGAGTTATGACAACTTTAACAGACCTAGCAAGAGAATCATCTTCTCGTCCAATCGCACAAGACATTGGTAGAGTATTTGGTGAGGCAATTGCTAAGAAAGTTGACACAGACTTAGCAGGACTTTTCCCATCATTCGCAACAGCAAATGACTTAGGTTCTGCAGGTACTGAATTAACTGCTGACTTGCTTTTAAAAGCAGAATCTACTCTAAGAGCATTAAATGTTCCTAGACCATACTACGCAGTATTCCATCCGAAAGCAGTTTTCAACTTAAAGAAAACTTTAACACAAGCAGGATACAGTGGAACTGCAACAGCATTATCATCAGTTGGTGAGAATGTTTATGGTTCTGGTTTTGTTGGTAACATCTTTGGTATTGACGTATATGAGAACGCAAACTTGTCTGTTTCATCAGCAGGTGACTGTGTTGGTGGTGTTTTCCACCCAATCTCTTTAGGTCTAGCTATGAAGATGGACTTCAAATTAGAAACACAGCGTGATGCCTCCATGAGAGCAACAGAAATCGTAGGTACTATGACTTACGGACAAGACGTAGTTAAAGATAACTATGGTTGTCAAGTAACTGTTGACGCATCATTATAATAAATGCTTAAATGGGTGGGGGTAATTCCCCACCTATAAGGAGTAACAATGGCAACAACAACATTTTCAATAGCAAGTGCAGATTTAGAAGATTATCAACCAGATATTTTAGGTTATGGAATAGCTGATTTTAATACTCAATTACAATTTGCAGAAGATGATGTAATACGCCAAGTCAGAGAAGAATGGTGGGAAAGATATCGTCATACAGTGCGATACAAAGATATTACTAAAATTACCACTATTGAAATGGATGAAACAAAGTTAGTAGCATCCCAATTTAAAAGAGCAGTTTTATTCAAAGCATTAGCAGACTATATATTCCCTATCCTTACTAAATGGAAAGACCCACAAGGTGGTGATGGTGCTGATGCATTCCAAGTACAAATGGAACATTACAGACAGAGATATGCAGAGGAATTCCAAGCAATTTTGCGTGACGGAGTATCTTATGATGAAAACAATTCTGGTACTATTTCTGTTGATGAGAAAGAACCAATCCACCACTTACGCCTAGTAAGATAATGGTTGCTAAGGTAACTGTTAAGACTAATTCAGTCAGATTATCTAAAGAATTTAAGAATATTCAAAGGAAGTTTCCTAGTGCCATTAAAAGAGCATTAGCGAATGTATCAGCATTTCAAATACGCAATATCAGAACAAGAACCGAAAAAGGTATCTCTGTTAATGGAAGTAGATTTACACCTTATTCTAGAAAACCTTATTTCTTTAATACTGCACCAGAAGGTGCAACACCAAGATATAAAACATTTCAAGGTGGGTATGCACAGTTTAGAGCATTCAAAGGCAGACAGGCATCTTATCCAGATTTGAATTTTAGTGGAAGAATGTTTAGTTCTTTAACAAGCAGAATTACACCAAGCAAGGGTACATTGTTTTTTAGACAAGCAGATGCCAATAAAAAAGCATATTACCATGATGTAGCAGGTGCAGGTAAAACTAAAGTAGTTAGACCATTCTTTAGCATTAATGATAAGGAAGCAGATAAGATTGGACAGTTGTTTGCAGATAAGATATTTAAGGATATAGGATTATGAGCATTAGAGAAGATATCGCTGTTAATATTGTCAACACATTAGATGCTGTGACATCACCCATTGAATTTAAAAAGATTTCTAGACAACAATTTGACCCAGAAGATGATTTAGCAGATACACAGTTTCCTGCTTTATATATTTCTACTGGTGATGAAGTAAGAGAAGATTTTGCACTAGGTGATTATTCAGCAGGTAAACGCAGTGGCACAATAGATTATGTGATTGTTGGCTACGTTAAAGGAACAGAAATAAACCTAGATACTAAAAGAAATGAATTTATTGAAGTCGTAGAAGAAACTTTAGACACTGATAGAACCAGAGGTGGTTATGCTAAAGAAACAAAAATTATAGAAGTATCATCTGATGAAGGCACATTATATCCTTTGGGTGGTGTTAGAATTGTGGTAAGAGTTTTCTATGAATTTGTTAGAGGTACATCATAATGGCTAAACGAATAAGAATATTTATGCCAGATGGATTAGGAACAATATCTATTTGGGATAATGAACTAGACAAGTTTCTGGCTAAAGGATATAAACTTAGCATAGAAAAAAAATCTACTAGAACATCAAAGAAAAAAGAGGTAATAGTAGAAGAACAACAAACAAATGAAGGAGTAAGCGAATGGCAACCCATGTCGGAACAAGTGGAGTAGTTAAAGTTGGTTCAAATGCTGTTGCAGAAGTAACAGGTTTCAACATTGACGAAACTAATGACACAGTTGAAGATACTTCTCTAACTGATACAGCAAAATCTTATAAGGCATTAAGAAAAGATGCTACTGGTACTGTTGAGTGCCACTGGGATGAAACTGATGCAACTGGACAAGGTGCATTAACAGTTGGTGCAGAAGTAACTTTAAATTTATATCCAGAAGGTGCAGACAGTGGTGATACATATTACACAGGTACAGCAATTGTAACTGGCGTATCACAGGCAGTAACACTTGACGGAGTTATTTCAAGAACCATAAACGTACAATTTTCTGGTGGCGTAAGCACTACAACAGTATAATTGAATGCCTAAAAAGGATTATCTTGAAGGTGCTATAAATCACTTTAAGCACCAAGAGATTAAAATTATAGAAGTTGAGGAGTGGGGATTGACAGGCGAAGATGCCATTTATGTCAAACCTTTTACGCTACTAGAAAAAGCAGAAATCTTTAAAGGTTCAAACGATAATGATTTGACTGTTCTTATTGACGTAATCGTCAAAAAAGCAGAAACAAAAGATGGTGAAAAAATGTTTGACCTTGAAAGTAAAATCAAGATGAAGAAGTTTGTTGACCCAGATATTATTGCTAGGGTATCTAGCCAAATATTAGGTACTTCAAATGACAATATTCAAACATTAAAAAAAAAATAAATTCTGACTATAATCTCAGATTTCACTTTTTCTTAGCAGAACAATTACATAAGACCATAGGCGAGATATTATCTATGCCTGTGGAAGAATTTAATTTATGGATTGCTTATTATGATGTAAAACAAGAGGAACAACAAAAAGCATTGAATAAGCAGAAACTACAAGGTAAAAGAAGATAATGTCCACTAAACAACTGAATATTGATATTCTAGCCAGAGATAAAACCAAACAAGCATTATCTGGTGTTCAAAAAAACCTAACAAATGTAAAAAATACAGTATTTAGTCTTAAAGGTGCATTGGTTGGACTTGGTGCAGGTGCTGTTGTTAAATCATTTGTTGATGTAGGTAAAGAAGTAGAAAGCCTACAAATTAGATTTAAATTCTTATTTGGGTCAGTAGAAGAAGGACAAATAGCTTTTGATAATCTTACTAAGTTTGCATCTAAAGTTCCATTTTCATTAGAAGAAATATCAAGAGCATCTGGCAATCTAGCAGTTGTTGCAGATGATGCTAATGACCTTAATAGAATATTAGAAATTACTGGTAATGTAGCATCAGTAACAGGATTAGATTTTGAAACTACTGCTTCTCAAATTCAAAGAGCATTTTCTGGTGGTATAGCATCTGCTGATATCTTTAGAGAAAGAGGTGTTCGTGCTTTATTAGGATTTAAAGCAGGTGCAACAATTACAGCAGAAGAAACAGTTGCTAGATTTGAAGAATTATTTGCAGGTGATGGTAGATTTGCAAATGCTACTGATGATTTAGCTACTACCTTAGAAGGTACTCTATCAATGATAGGGGATAAATATTTTAAATTTCAAAAAGATGTTGCTTCTGGATTTTTTGATGAACTTAAAGGTGAGTTTGGTGATTTAAATACTTTCTTAGAAGAAAATGAACAACAGATAAAAGATATAGCCACTGCGATTGGTGAGAACTTTGCAGGTGCATTAACTACTACATCAGATTTAATTAAAGCAGTTGCTCCTAGTGTAAAAACTATTGCTGATGCTTTAGGAACAACAATAGAAGGATTTAAATCATTACCAACATTCGTTCAAACAACAGGTATTATTGGTGCATTATTATTTGGTAAAAAAGGTGCAGTTGCTTTTGCAGGAGTATCTTTCTTAGTTGGTCAAATACAAGAATTAATAGAAAGAAGTAAAGAATTAGAAGGACTTGAATTAACAACTACTGATGTCATTAAAAAAGAAGTTCAATCATTAGAAGATGCAAATGAACAATTAGGTTATTACAATGATTTAAAAGAAACATTTAATAAAAAAACACAAAAAGATGAAATAGAAAAAACTGAAAAAATTATTGAAGAATTAGAAAAGTTAAAAGTTCTTTATCAATCAAATGCTAATGAATTAGATTTCTTTAATAGAGTAGCAGAATTTCAAATTGGAATGACTGATGAACAGATTGAAAAGTATAATTCATTAAATACAGAATTAGGCAGATTAGGTGCAGGTTATAATTATTATGCAGAAGAAGTAAAGAAAGCAAATATAGAACAAGAAAAACAAAATAAACTTCAAGAAAAATATGACCAAGCAATTAAAAAAGGAACATTAGGAAATGTAAATACAGAACTTGGTAAGTTTAAACAAATTATGGCAGATAATTCTAACCTTATTGATAGTTTTAATGAAACTAAATTTCCAAAATTTATTAAAGTATTGGAAAATGCAGGTGATACAACATCACAACTTGATGGACTGTTTACTAGCACATTTAATAATTTTTCAGATACTTTAGCCAATGCTTTAATGACTGGTAAGTTTGCATTCCAAGATTTTTCAAGAGCAGTATTAGCAGATATAGCTAGAATTATATCTCAACAATTAACATTGTTAGCTATACAAAAAGCATTAGGTTTCTTTGGTGTCACAACAATCTTTGGACAAGATGTAGGAAAGATATTCGGATTTGCTAATGGTGGCAGACCACCTGTTGGGCAACCTTCTATTGTGGGTGAAAGAGGACCAGAATTATTTGTTCCAGACACAGCAGGTACAATTGTTCCTAATAACAAATTAGGTGGTGCAACTACAGTAAATGTAAATGTCTATGCTAATGACACACAAGGATTTGATGATTTATTAGTTAAACGTAGAAGTGTTATTGTTAATGTGATAAATGATGCTTTAAATAGTCAAGGAAAAGAGGCGTTAGTTTAATGGCAGGTACATATCCAACAACACCAGAATTTAGTTCAATAGGTTTTGCTAGTGAACAAAAAACAATAACTTCTACTACTGATAGTGGAAAGATGTTTGCAGTCCAAGTGGACGGACAAAGATTTAAATTTAGTGCTAGTTATCCACCAATGAACAGAAGTGAATTTGCTCCTGTGTATGCATTTATTATGAAACAAAGAAGTCAAAAAG